AACGGAGCATGGTCTGCCCCTTGAAATCAGTTCGGTCCCCAATAATATTGTATGCCTTCTGCATTGCTGTAACGTTTTGCAGTCGCTTGACCACTCGTGGATCAGCAGTAGGTCTTCGTCTCAAGAATCCTTCATACTGTCCACGTTGATATACAACGTTGGCAACCGTGTTGGGAAAGTGAGGTGACCTGACACGGTTCAAGATTGAAACAGCAACACACAACTCATCTTGAGTGTTACGTGCCGCTTCAACCTGCACTGCTCGTGCAAGATGATCAAAGTCAAGAGGAGTCAGTGCTAGAAGTGCCTCAAGAAACATTGTGTTTTTCCTTTAGATAATCAATTTCCTTGGGAAGGAGATGCTCGTGCAGTCTTTGAGTCTGACTGGGGTGTTCTCGGTTAGAGATGTGGTAGTGGGGGAGCAGTGCCGGTTTCCCGTGGTCCTTGTACAACCTATAGAACATATCACAATCCATGAGCATAGTCAACTCCTCATCAAAGTAGATGCCCAGGTTGTTACGGACGGCAAGGATGGAAGGGGAACTCAGGGTGTTGACACCTTCCAACAATTTGCTGTTCCACACAGGAGTCTTAGGATTGTAATGAGTCTTACCATCATCCAGAGTATGAGCAAATCCTGTGACTGCCCACTCAACTTTAGGTTCTAGAAAAGCATTGATCAACTCTGCATTGAGATTCCTAGTAAGAATCATATCGTCAGAGAAGATGATCTTTAGAATGCCTCGGTCTGCCAACCGCATAGCAGAGTTGGTATTGGCAGAAATATTTCCTCGGTCATCTTCATTGCGAACGTAATTGATCTCAAAAAGATCATCATACTCTTCGCATGCCTGCAAGACTTTGTTAGAGGAACCATGATCAGACACCCACACATTGAAATCCATGTCTGTCTGTAGAGACAGGGCATGAAAAATATCAAACAAATACTGCTGGCACTTTGGATTTTTATCGTGCGTCGGGATGCAATAACTTACAGACATTAGCGAAGATCGCTCATAATTTTTCTAGTGAGGCGTGGAACCACATCGTTGTCACTATGGAATTGCTTTGCAATCTCATAGTTCTCTTCGATAGCATCCTTTCTCCAATCATACTTGTCTGCATCCAGATGTTTTAGGATCAGTTCAAGTTCTTCCATATCATGGAAGACAATTACTCCGTCCATATTGAACCAGTCTCCTAGGTTAGGACAACCATAGTAGATGGGAACCGTCTTTGATGCAAAGCAATCAATGACCTTCTCAGTAAAGTAGTTTCTCTGTCGAGAGTTCTCTACTGCGATATGGAACTTAGCATTCTCGAAGAAATCATTTCTCCTCTCATGGAAGGGAGGAGATTTATGTGCATAATACTGGAGTCCATTTGAAACGTCAACATTTTTGAGCATTTCAAAAATTTCCAACCGCATACGGTGACCCACAGTCTGATTCTTTTCACTGGTCACAAAGGTAACGTTGTTACCCTTGTCAAGAATCAAATCCTTGAAGTCCAACCAACTAGATCCCCACTCAAAGAGTTCGGCCTGTGGATATTTCTCTAGGATTTTTTCAGTGAACGTGTAGATCTTGTCGAACTGATACGCACTACGGAGTGCACCCTCAGTCACTGTAGGTAAGATAGAATATGGTTCTGCCAGGAACAGGATTTTATAATCCGCCCGCACATCATAATCTAAGTTATCGATCGAGATGCTTACACTTTTATCACCCAGGTCAAGATTCTTATCTTGCCATGGGTTCCACCACAGAGGATAATATTTTACTGTCATCGTATGTCTTGGAAATGATAATGAAAACCGAAGGTCTCAATACCTTCATGCTCTGGGCACTCTACCTCTTTAGAGAACCTAGCGGCAACTTCCACTGGTGCAAAGACGCATCCTTGCTCCTCAAAAATATGCCGGTTGTGGACACAAATGTTGCCGTCCTCATTATATAGTCCGGCATTCATATGCTTATAGAAGTCTCCCTGATTGACTTCCCAGGGTACAGTTACACGCGAGGGGACCTGTAGTAACTTTCTGGAACGTAAGGAAAATCCCCCATTCCCAACCCGTTGGTTCTTACCCCAGGGGTCGAGGAAGGCATTTGGATCGTCTCTCCAGGGGGCACCGATGTAGTCGTACTGTAACCACGAACTATCCCAAAGCCAAGGTCGAATAACAAAACCGTCAGGATGGATAAGGAGGCAATGCGTGGACTGAATATGATTGATAAGGTTATATATACAATAAAAATTGAAATCATTGATGCTTTGAATTGGATAGGTTTCCTCATACTGTGCTTGGTCGCAGAGACCTTCTGGTCTCCCCTTGCTGCCAAGAAATTTGACAGCACCCCATTCAATAGACTCACATGATTTATTTACCGCATAGACAGCTTCAGGAATGTCAACATCTGCTAGCATAAGCAGCGTGACTTCAGGAATTTTTAGCACGTTGCACCGCTCGGTTGAATACTGGGTATAAGTCTAGCAGATTTATGTCGATATTTCTAGCCCTGTCATATAAGTCTTCGGCATCGAACAGCAGGGTCTTATTGATCTTACCAAAGTCATCAACCCATAGGACCGGGTAGTCTTTATATAATTCTTGCAGGTACTCATCCTTCAGCATGATAGGAACACGCTTCAGGTACAGCACCTCCCAGTTCCTATGACAGTCCACAGCATTACCCTGCGGACAGATCATGAACTTATGGTCTTGTAGTTCCCTGATATACTCTCGGTATCCTTGTCGCTGTCCGACTGTAGCGTACGAGATTCCACTAAACATCTCACGGATGTTGCCACGGACACTGAGGTTAGTGTGCTCTGAGTGATTGATGTACAGAAGTTTTCTGGGTCTAGGATCTTCTTCCATTGCTTCCAACAGAAGAGTGTGTCTATGATCTTCTTCATGTAGTTTCCTGCCGACACCATAAGGAAAAGAATAAAGTTTCTCTTTGAATCCTATTGCGTTTGCTGCAAAGATACCCAGCACATTGTCTGGAATATCTATGTCCTCTTCTACAGGAGTGTCCTCATTATTGCAAAAAATTATGAACTTCTTGTCAAGGGAAGCACATAATTTTAGCAGGTCATTCTTCTTCAGTAGGTCATCAACCCACTTCTGATCATTAGCATTATTGCATACGATCTTTCTATTATATAATCTAATGTTATCAATAAAGAGAGTCATGATCTCCTTATCAGTCTTAGACACAAGGTCAAGAAACTCTTTGTTCTTTTTGCTGGCGACTTTCATGAAAGACCCATGCACTTGACCTATGACCCCTGCCTGATCTCCAAACGTATAGTCACAATGGTTTGCTACTCCAGGTCCGTGGATCAATTTCATAGTGCTTTCACAAACTTCTTCAGTTTACGATTCTTCTGAGACCGGACATACTTAGGGAAGGTCTCATCAATCTCTACAACAGTTGGTTGATAGAGATATGTTCTACCATATGGGTCCAGGTTCTGCTCGATCCTATCCTCCATGCTGGAACGGAACTCTTCCAAGTTGTTTTCTTGGTGCTCATAGGCATCCATCTTCTGACGCACAGTGTCAGCATCACCAAAGAAACTCCAGTGCCATGATGCATTGGCAAGTTTGTATGCATCCTGGTGTGACTGACGGAGTTTGTCAACACTCATACTCTTCAGTGTCTTGAAGTCACACACTCGTGTGCCCATCCACTGCTCTTCACACTTCACATTGAGGTAGTAATAGAACAGAGGACCTGTCAAGACATAGTGATGGTTAGGATCGAACCACTCATCCATACACTTCAGTGCTTCAGGGTTCGCGATCTCGTCAGCATCACTTGTAAGGATGATGTCGTCGTCCTCTGCCTTATCTAACAGACCATAAATTGCACTGTCCTTATGAAAGCATGCCCGCTGGTATGGCAGTGGCAGTTGATAGATGTTCTCTTCCAACATGCTCCTGTGATAAGGAATGTCAGAATAGTATGCCTCAAAGGTTTTGTTATCGTCGATGGTGACGTGGTGGATAATTTTATCCTCCCACTTCTTGAACCGCTTACGATTCTCTTGGAAGAAAAGTGGTTTGGGTTTACCAGTAAAGGTAATGTTTGCCTCATTGATAACAAAATAGTCCACCGAATCTCCGAGGATGTTCATCCTCAGTTCCAGTAGATCTAGTTCATTATAAAAAGTAAATACGTCGAAGATTTTCATGGACGATAATTGATGTTCAAGGTGAATCTAACACCAGTAGTTGGAGAAGAACTGGAATGATATTGCTTTCCGTCAAAAGTAACCATCTTACCTCGTTCAGGAGACTCTCTATGAATAACATTTTGATCTCCATCAAAGAAGAATGTATCGCCGTCAGCATCATTGGGATAATATAATCCTACAATGTGTGGGCGGTCATCATCTACATGTGAGTTGTGTGGAACACCGAATGCTTCTGGTCTTGGATATTGTAAGGTCATGTGTGACCTAATCATTGGGTTGTTAGGCATCCCAATCTCTTGACCAATAGAGTTCCAAGGGAACTCGCGAAAATATGGTGAGATGTTTCCATCTACACTCAGCAAAGTAGAACTGAAGTATGGATTCATCACCGTCCGTAGAGGATGATCACGGTTTCCATAAGCACAGTCGTCAAAGTAATAATATGGTAGTTTCTTACACAGGTTTTCAATCTGTGCTACTAACCTATTACTAAGTTTATGCCTTGTAAGAAAAGAGGAGTTCTCTTTGCTCATCACTGTTGGTCCATTCTCCAGGTTTGATGTAGTTATCTAACACCATCATGTTGATAGTGATGTCAGTATTATACAGCATCTGATAGTTTAGATGCTCCATTATATGTAGATTAGTACAGTAGATGTTCTCTACTGTGTTGCTACACAACGCCGCGGCCATTGCAAACGTTCCTACACCAGAAGTCGCAAGATGTTTTGCATTCAACAGGGTAGCAAAGTCTTCCTCAACAGTCTTAGATTGAACAGTAACCTTTGGGTTCCATGCCAACTCTTTGACAAGAGGATTATGTGTTGTATCCTCAGTAACTAAGATACACTTGTCGAATTGTTCCAACAGTGCATCATAAAAACAAAAAGGATTAGGGACATATTGATCAGGATTAGTAACCCTTTGGTCAAAAACATCTCCACTCCTAAGATGCATAACGAGAGTGTCAGGATCAACATCCACTCTAGGGAGTTGTAGTCTAGGGCGAACATACGTCTTACAGAATGAACGCATCTGCGTATAACAAACGCCCTTATCGATCGGGACTTCTTTGTACGGACCATCCCAGTAGAAAAACTTTCCGGAAGCATCGACTACGTTGTCTCCAAAACTACATGAAAACTTCTGAATAATATCATGCTCAAGGTTGTTCTCAAAACTAGTCTTGTACGCTTGAGCACTCATCAACCCATTAGCAACCTGCTGAATGTTGTTGCCTAAACGTCCATACCAATGAGATAGTTTCATACAAAGATGTTACGTGCCTCTTGATCAACACACTCAAAGGGTTTCCATACAGATTCTTTGACAACCTTAGGATCTACCCACCAATCTTCATAAGGATTCTCTCCGTTACAGACACTGGCACACACCAGTTGATACCCAAGACCTTCCAGGAACTGACGTGAGTGGTCACGAATGGTGTCACCATCCTTGTATGAGTCATGCTCAAAGGTGATGACGCTGGCACGATACTTATCGTGGGGGAATGCTTTCAGTGCTTTGAAAGTAATTTGAGGTGGTTCACAGTCAACGGTAAAGTAATCTACACGTCCCTGCCATTTCTCTTTGGCGATAGCAGCTTCATAGTCGAAGGTGGTAGCGTCCGCCTCATAACAATGGTTCTGCCTAGACATATCTCCATTGAAAACCTCACACATAGACTTCTCAATCTCTACAGAGAACCCACGCCAAGCAAATGCAGTCTCTAGAAGAAAAGTATTACTCATATTCTTGGGGTGGTTAGCACCAACCTCAACATACTTTCCTTTAGTCTTTCCTTTCAGCATAGAAAGAACAAAAAGATCTTGATATGCCTGCGAATAGTTTTGAAAGACTTTACTTTGACCCTTGAAGGGATGCTTCAAGGTATCTTTCTCATAGTTATAGAGTGTGTTCATTCGTACTCGCTGGTAAAATCTTTAGCAATTTGAAGCATGATCCAGTTGTAGGTCTTCCTCATACCTTCTTCCAAAGTCTGACTGTAATCCCATCCAAGTTTTTCTCGGATGAGATCATTGTTAGAGTTGCGACCACGTACACCAGTGTGAGGAACGTCTACGTGGTTCTTACCAATTTCTTTGTTGGCAACCTTAGCAGCAATCTCTACCAGTTGGTTGATGGTTACCATCTCTTCAGAACCAATGTTGACCGGTCCTTCAAAGTCTGATTGCATCAAACGCCAAGTTGCTTCGATGCACTCGTCGATGTAGAGGAAGGACCTGGTTTGGCATCCATCCCCCCACACTTCGATTGAGTCCCCTGTGCTGGCGTAGGCGACTTTTCTACAGATGGCAGCGGGTGCCTTCTCCTTTCCACCGAACCAGGTACCATCGGGACCAAAGATATTGTGATACCTAGCGATACGAACAGGAACATTATAATTCCTCGCGAAAGCCAGATAGATCCGTTCAGAGAAGAGTTTTTCCCATCCGTATTCGGAGTCTGGTGCTGCGGGGTATGCTGATTCTTCACGGCAATCGGGGTTATCAGGATCGAGCTGGTTATGCTCGGGGTACATGCAGGCAGAAGAACTATAGAAGATCTTCGTAGGGTTATCTAACTTGGGACGCTTTGCTTCAGTCCACTCTTTATCTACACCATCGAAGGTGAGGTTGAATGCATGAACTGCACCAAGAAGATTCAGGTTTATACTAGCAGAATTATGCATGATGTCAGCATCATGTTCGCCAGTGAAGATATAACCAGCACCACCCATGTCAGCAGCGAACTGATAGATCTCGTCGAACGGACGGATGTACTGATAGGGAACGTCATGATAGTAGTTCCCCTGCTCACCTTTGTACTGAATTACACGTTCTACAAAGTTTTGTTCTCGCAGATCACCTACGATGAACTCATCCGCTGCCGTGTCAGAGAAGTCAGGATGCTTGAGGTCAACGCCACGGACCCAATACCCTTCCGCCTTCAGACGTTTGACCATGTGGCTGCCGATAAATCCACCGGCACCTAATACTAGTGCTGTCTTCATTGGTAATACTCAGTACAGTAATTGCAAACAACTTCATCTATGTATTCTAGCATAGGTTCAGTAATAACGGGACTACATCCTACGAAAAATACATTATCCAACACTTTACATGCATTAGGATAATTAGTTGCAGGTTCAATGTGTCTATATGCAGGGTGCATCAGGATATTACCTGCAAAATAGTTCCTCGTTTGAACCTTATTGTCCTCTAAATATTTTACAAGTCGGTGTTTGTGTTCTTCACAAACGATGGGGACACCGAACCAACTGGTTTCTGCATGCTCTTTCTCTTCAATAACCCGAGCACCAGGGATCTTACAGAAGATCTCATGGAGTCTAGTTTTGTTGCTACGACGGATGCGATGTATCTCGTCCTGCTTAGTCAACTGCACCAACCCAATAGACCCTTGCAGATCGGCAGGTTTGAGGTTGTATCCTTGAACGCCAAAGACATACTTATGATCGACATCCTGGTCGTACCCTTCCAACCAGCGATCAAACCTGTTTCCACAGACACCGTTGGCCAGTTTGTTCTGGGATCCTACACAATAACAACCTCGCCCCCACCAGGCAAAAGACCTGGCAATCTGGACGACCTCTTCAATGTTAGAGGAGACCATCCCGCCTTCAATCGTGCTGATATGGTGCGCTGGATAGAAAGAACACGACGCTGCGACGGCATGTTTGGTAAGGAGCTCACCTCGCCACTTGGAACCGAGCGAATCACAGTTGTCAGCGATATACCTCAGGTTATTCCTATCAACAATGTCGAGGAACTTATCGAAATCATAGGGATTTCCCAGAACAGGAGAAGAAAAAAGCGCAACAGTTCTAGGACTGATCCGTTGTTCTAACTGTTCCAGATCCCAGTTGAGATCATCGTAGTTGATGTCAACAAAGACTGGTTTGAGTCCGTTCTGGATGATGGGATTGATAGTGGTGGGGAAACCACAGGTGCAGACGATAATCTCATCTCCATCGTGCCAATCAAAATACTTTTTGAGTGCAGCAATCATCACCAGGTTGGCAGATGATCCACTGTTCACCATCACAGAGTGGTCAAACCCAAACTGTTTGGAGAATGCACGTTCAAATTTATTGACTTCCTCTCCAGCAGGCAACCACTTGCCCTGTAGCATGGTGGTGATGGCAGCAACGGGTTCCTTCTCATCCCAATAGGGACCAGAGTAGTACACATTGTCACCAGGTTCCCACCCCTTGTTTGCCATGAAGGGGAATAGTTTTTCTCCGTCTGCCTCTAGCGAAGCAACAAAATCCTCAACCTTACTCTTTACAGACATAACGATTCAACCATCTCACGGGTGTCCATACTAGGTTTGAAACCTAACGATTGTAGTTTACTGGTGTCCAGGTAAAAGTCCTGAGTCTGGACATCCTTATGAAACTTTGGTGGTTCGATACTATCTATATGGGATCTAGTACCAGTACAACCAGCAGCAATCTCAACGATCTCACCGATTGTTGTGGGTCTACCTGACCCGATATTATATGTGGTGTTCAGGTCACCATCATCAATCACCGTCTTGATGGCACGACAGACATCATCAACATGCATAACATCACGACGATGACTACCACCATCATAGAGGTTGATTGGTTTATGCTCTTTGAGTTGATTGATCATCCACATGATTGCATTCTTCTGCTTCGATGCTTTAGGATCATCACCCAAAACATTACACAAGCGAAGGATACGATACTTCATCTTGTACACATCACAGAAAGACTTGATCAAGTCTTCTGCACACCTCTTGGTGATACTATAGAACCCAGTAGGATTGCATAGAGAATCCTCAAAGGCAGGGATAGGTCCACCTTTACCATACACAAACCAGGAAGAGATGAAGTTGAACTCAATGTCTTCTTTGCGACAATGCTCTAAGACATCACACAGGACACGAAGGTTGGTGTCAACATCTAAACCAAGATTTTTGTGGACGTTATAGTTGTCCACTGTAGAGATCATGTAAAGGATCTTCTTAGATTGAGGTTTGTATTCATCACGTTCCTGCACCAGCGTATCAGGATACATCTCAGCATACCTACCACCAACAAATCCAGGACCATAGAGTGTGACTGGACTATTGAATGACTTTACACCATTCCCCATTTTTCTAAGTACCATGATACAGTTTCGCGTAGTCCGTAATCAAAATCAGTAGTTGGTTTCCACCCAGTAGTTGCAGTTATTTTAGCATGATCCATACCATACCGCTTGTCCTGCCCTGGTCTTTGGTCAGAAATACCAATGAGACCATAAGGTTTTTTCAAGAGGTCTAGAACTTTTTTAGAGACATCAATATTTCTCATCTCACATGACCCACCAATGTTGAACTGATCATTGATGATGTTATTCTTTTCCAGAGACCAGATTGCTTCGCAATGATCTCTAACATGCAACCAGTCACGAATCTGTTGACCACCACCATACATGAAGGTAGTGGTATCATTCATGGCACGGTGCACAAGTTTAGGTATTAGTTTCTCCTCGTGCTGATGCCTACCATAGTTGTTACTACAGTTGGTAATCAGATACGGTAGATCATATGTGTTGTGCCAGGTCTTGACATAATGATCTGACGCTGCCTTGCTGGCAGAATATGGATTGCGTGGATCGTATGGTGTCTCTTCTGTAAACAGTTCTGTGTCATCATACTCCAAAGATCCATACACCTCATCAGTAGAGATGTGATGAAACTTCTCAATGCCAATGTTCAACGAAGCATTGAGTAGATTGATAGTACCAATGACATTCGCCTCTAGGAATGGGCGATAGTTTGCAATACTATTGTCTACGTGACTCTCTGCTGCAAAGTGCCAGATCTTTTTAGGTTTATACTTCTCAAACAGAAACAAGACGTGATCCTCATTAGAGATATCACACCACTCAAAAGCAAACTGCCTGCTCTTAGGTACGTACCCAAGATCACCAGCGTATGTCAGATTGTCTAGGACAACAATCGGTTCAGAAGTCTTCTTAGATAAGAAATGTAAGAAGTTACTGCCGATGAACCCGGCACCGCCGGTCACCATGTATGTCATATTAGCATGTCTAGTAGGGGCATTTTTTGTGTACGACCATAATCATCTTCTAGTCGTACGATGTCACGTTCTTTACAGGTACCACGTTGAACCTCAAAGAACGTTAGTCCTTGATCATGTGCCTTTGCACGATGCCGCTGTTCAATGCCAATGGTAAAGGTAGAACCAGGATGGCATTCTACCTCACAGTTGCCCTGTGTAATGAGACCAGAACCTTCTATGACAATCCAGTGCTCTGTTCTATGTCTATGGAATTGGAGAGAAAATCTTTGCCCTGGTTCGAGATGAATTTTCTTCACTAAGAAATCATCACCTCTTTCAAGTAATTCAAACCAACCCCAGGGTCGGTATTCTCTCACTGCATAACCCCCGTATTCATCAGGTCATACTCAAGCTTGTCTAGAACCACGTTGTAATCTTTGTCCTTGTCTCCGTAGAAGTCAAACTCTGCTTCTTGTTTGTAATGACTGATGAGTTCATCGTAAAGGGAAGGGTGGTCGTACTCTAGATCTACCTTGTCCTCAACTGCATCCACCAGGTGGTGGGTAACATTCTTGAACTTGGCGAGAAACTGTCCTCTAGACATTGCTGGTATGGTAACGAGATTATTATATGCGATCACACACCTCTTGTCAAGAATGAATCGTATTTGTTATGGGTAATAACGTTGATGTTGATCGCGATCCGATAGTCCTTGGTTTTTGAAGGCAACGGAGAGTGATAATAAGTAGCGGGGAAAACTAAAAGTTCGCCCTCTACTGGACTATGTATGTGTTTTTCACCATCAATTAGAAAAAGAATATCCCCTGAGTCTTTAGGTTTCTTCATATAGAATACCGTAGATAAGTCCCGCGATATTTTTTCTGAGATGTGGTTGTGTAAGACACTCACACTTCTCTCCTCATTAGACACGTATGCCCAACAACTTGACGCAAACTTGTCAGGTATTATTGCAGCAGGATATAACTTCCTAACCTCAGAGACTACGATGTCAAACAAAGGTTGAAAGTATTTCAGGTTACTAGGTACTATATCAAATACGTATTGTCCCTGTGCGTAGTTTCTCTTACTCCACTTGTGTTGCAGTATTAGTTTACGGTATAGATCAGTATCGATCCAGTCAGTACCGATGTTGGTGTAGTGTATTGAGTCTGAGAAATCAACGCTCTTCAAAGTTTAGTTTCCTCACCTTACGATTCCTACGCTCTTCTTGGAACGCAAGATCTTGTCGGGTAAATCCTTGCTTACTTTCTTTCTTGGTAATGTAAGTAACCAGATCAAGATCCATAGCAGTGATTACATCACTACGGACTGAAGCAGCGTTAGGACAACCACAGAATACAGGTTTGCCATCGTAATTTAGTTCAACACCACATTGTAGGCATTGAATACTAATGTTAGTCATTGCTCTTACAGAAAATTTGTACGGACATTCTTACTTGTGCTTGTTCACCACCGATTATGGGTGATACAGCATGTCTTTCGTGATTATTATTTACTATCATCATGTTCTCTACAGGAGAGATACTCTTTAGTTCGTCAGTGTCTTTGTCTTTCCACATGAAAACTCCACCCAACTCAGGTACCCATGTATTCAGATACAAAGTTCCTCCTGCATCATTACCACCATCATCATGCCAGTTGATACCTGAACCAGGTAACCACACATGATAATTTACATTTGTAATTGGACTACGGAAGTATTGGTTTAGCGATACCTTGATCTCATTGATGACTTCTGCTGATGGTTTTGTGGATAAACAGTAATTACGCATTCCCTTAGTAAGGGACTGCCCCCATTTCCATTTACTAAAACCCCATACATCCAGTTTCTGGCGAGAGTGAATCTCTCTAATACATTTCGCCACCAAGTCAGAAGATACTGCATCATGAATGAGTTGCATTGGCGATTTCTTCCAAGTTTTTATTGAAGATTTCTAAACCAGCATCAGTCAACACATGCTTGTACATCTTTTCAAATACAGCAGGTGGCATAGTGACAATGTGAGCACCGTTGTAGAAGGCACGGGTTACTTTATAAACATCTCTGAGAGATGCAGCGAGGATCTTAGTCCGCACATTTTGTACTCGGTAAACTTCTGCGATGGAACGAACTACTTCCAATCCAGCAACCGAGTTGTCATCTAATCTACCAATGAAGGGGGAAACATATGTAGCACCAGACTTGGCAGCCAGGATTGCCTGTGCTGCGGAGAAGATCAACGTAACGTTGACTCTAATCAAGTCCTTAGTAAGTTCCTTACATACCCAAAGACCATCTGGAGTACAAGGAACCTTGATCGTTGCTACTGCACCATATTTTTTTGCAAGTCGCCGACCTTCTTCAAGCATTTCCATGGCATTACCACCAACTTCCATGCTGATGTCAGTCAACCCCATCTCTGCAAGTTCAGCATACACATCATCAGGACACTTCCCACTCCTGACCATAAGTGTAGGGTTTGTTGTAACACCATCGATCATACCAGTAGGCAGATGACGATTGATAATTTCAGTGTCGGCAGTATCAAGAAAAATTTGCATGGCAATAAATAACCTTCCATTGTATATAGCATCGGACTAAATAAGTTCAGACTGTGTAATTTACCAAATGAAAAGAGTCCTTTTTGCAGTTGCGTTAGTGGGGTCCGCCTTCGCACTGCCAGCAAAGGCAGACTTGATTCATCGCATGACTACCTCTACCCAACTGACTGTTGATGCTGCGGCATCTCAGGCTACTCGGATTGGATCTACGTATTCTACCAGTGGTAATAACATTACTGCATCCACCTTCGGCGGTCTTACTGCTGCCACTGGTGACAATGCATTGACTGCCCCTGCCACTATGACGGATGGCACCTATGCCATGACTACAGCAGGTAGTGCGTATAGTTTTTCAGAATCTTTCACTATGGGTGATTCTGTAAATACTGCGGGAACAACTGTCAATACAGGTGTTGTACCTGCACTGCCCGCTTTCGGGTCGGTGACGACTTCAAGCGGCGGTGTGGCTGGCGATCTAGCTGGAACGATTACGACGGCGGGCGCTGTTACTTTGACCGCTGGCGGAGCTGGCACAAGTGCTACCGGACAATTCGTGTCCGAGGTGACGGTGAAATGACCAATGCCAAAACTAGCACTTGCTCTGGTTGCGATTGTAACTGTCCTTGCAAATGCAAGGAGTGCAAAGTCTGTTCCTGTGGTGCCTAATTTTACACAAGGAAGTATGACTAGTCACACGGAAACAACTTCCACGGTGACTGAAACTATCAACAGCATAGACTATGCTACAGGTTGGACCTATAGCGTGACAGGAAATAATGTTCAACATAATGGAAGCAGTATCTCACCTGATGCTGGTTCAACCCCTAGTAATACTTTGAATGGCGTGACATCAACATGGACAGGATTAGATCTGGATCAAAAACCGGACTGGACATTGACAACTCCCGGAGCAGCGTTCCAATTCACGGAACACTACTCAGGTCCGGGCATGGCAACACAAACGATTATACAAAGAACCACAACCATAAACTCGGTCACAGATACTACAAGTATTTTCTCGCAGTAGTTCTTGGTTTAGGTAACATAGCACCTGCCCTCGCCAACACAGATGTTGGTGGGGTAAGTGCTACTGCAAACCCTGTGGCAAATAGCTCTGGCTCAGTGACCAACCAAGCTATCCAGGTATTACAAGGCCCATATATTACCAATACTTATGGAGGAGGGATCAGTTGCCAAGGTCCCACTATGAATATAACCCCATTCGTTACGGGATCACTATCCCAAACACACCCATACGAATCAACATTTGATGATCCCGTGTATGACATGAGGGATCTAGATGATGATGGTGCTCCCGATAATCCTGGCTCGATTTTATATTACGTTCCGACGAGAACAGGACAGAAAAATAATAGTAATATATCCCTTGGTTTCAGTGCCACTTGGTCTAGACCAATGGACAGACAACTACAAGATCAATGTAAGAAAGCAGCAGCAACACAAATTGCATTGCAAGAACAGATGACTGCCAATAAGAGGCTCGACTTTGAGATCGCGAGACTCAAAAATTGTGGAGAATTGATAAAGGCAGGAATCATGTTCCACCCTAGGAGTGAGTATGCGAAGATATGTGAAGACGTTATAGTATTGAATAAGAACTACGTCGTACCACACCGTCACTCTATTCCTTCCCCTTCAACTTCCGAATCGCGTGGGAACGGATCCGCTGCTGATCTCGGCGGTCCCTTACAGACTCGGGGGGAATCTTCTTCTTCCTCAAAGTAGCAATCTTTTTGATAATCTTTTTGACTGTTGGTTTGACTGCTTTCAGTACCAGATCTGCTAAGGGTTTTGCCAACAGTGCTGACGTGGTAGCAACAACAGCAATACTAGCAGTGGTAGTAACTGATGCTGGAGAAGGTATTGCTTTGACGATTTGATCTGGAATACTAAGTTCAACCTTGACAGGTATACACTCCTTTCCAACCAATTTATACTCAGTAATTTTTTTACTACCACCATCAGTCAGGGTACCTACAGGTTCTTTCAACTCCTGTGCTTCTGTAGGGCACCTAGGAATTTCTGTGGGTGGTGTTGGAGGAGTCTCTGGTGGGTCTGGTGCTGCAACAGGAGGAACTTTCTGATCTTTCTGAAATATCAGATCCTCTTTATTATAATCTAGGGGAGTGAAGGATGGTGTATCTGCATCACAGAACACCCTGACACCTCTAGGATCATCGTCAGGTAAGTTCTGCTGCTTGTCATCATCAATGTGTGCCTCTACACATCCAGGCACGTTTACAATCGGAGTACCAATCTCTACGGTTACCGGTGGTGCTGATTGCTGAACCGATGGTGCCCGTACATTGTTGTCAAATATTCTATTTACATCAGGAATGTCAAGTTTGCGGACCCTAATGGGTCTCACCTGAATATCAATGGGGTCCATTTTCGCGGACATCAATACCAAGTATATAGTAGACGACATAGAAAACTCCCGCCAGGAGCAGTATGATCGAGAAGATCACACTCCAGACGGGATCGTTTACATCTTGAAGGGGACGTAGTACGAGGTTCATCTCACGTCATGTCCACCAAACATTGCTCGCATACCGTTCAGTATCTTGAAAGCGAAAGCCCCCAGGCGACGCGACCCAAAACGCTCAAACAACGCCGTACTAATAACAGGAGTGGGGACACCCAGATCGACAGCGGCATGAACAGTCCAACGACCCTCACCGCTATCGGATACCCCTCCATCGAAATTATCAAGCTCTGTATTGCCACGAAGTACATCCGCAGTAAGGTCAAGTAACCAACTGCCAACCACGCTACCGCGACGCCACAACTCAGCCACTTCAGCAACGTCAATGTCGTAGCAGTAATCTTCTGGGTGCTCCATAGGAGCGACCTCTGCGTCTCCTGCTTTGACATACGCACTTCCTGCATTTGCTTCGTGAAGAATGTTGAACCCTTCCGCATATGCCTGCATCATACCATACTCAATGCCGTTGTGGACCATCTTGACGAAGTGTCCAGCACCAGGTCCTCCACAATGCAACCAACCATACTCAGCACTGCGAGTGTAGTCTAGAGGATCAGTTCGTGGTGCGGCACTGAGACCAGGTGCGAGTGCCCTAAAGATAGGAGAGCAGATGGATACTGCGCCACTTGAACCACCAACCATAAGACAGTATCCACGGTCCAGACCGTAGACACCACCACTAGTGCCACAGTCAATATACGCGATGCCAAGTTTAGATAATCTTTCGGCCCTTTTGCGAGAGTCCTTGAAATTGCTATTCCCGTGATCAATAATGATATCTCCAGAACTACAAAAACGTAATAGCTCATCGATAGTTTCCTCTACAGTTTCAGCAGGTACAACCATCATGAAGATGCCTGGTTGTTCTGTGATGACAGTCTCTCCAGACTTCTCACCATAGATGCTCTTTGTTTCTTTGACTACTTGAACAAGGCTTTCCACAGAAGTGGTATATCCACTGATATAACCCGCTTCATATTGGTCGTTAGCTTTTTGAACATTGTTTCTGTAACCCCATACTTCGATGTCGGCGTTCATCATGCGGCGGGACATACCCTCACCCATGCGACCAAGACCAATGATTCCAACTTTCATGATTGAATTTTTTCTAATACTTCCTGAACAACTTCTTTGATGATACTAACATCAATCCCCAGGAAGGGTGGGATCATGCCAATGGTTCTAAAAAATCCGTCAACAAATAGTGCTAGGAAAATAATACCTAGGACCATGCTGATCATTGAGGCATTGCGATTGTGCTGAGTGATAGCAGCATCAATCATCTGCTGGACTTCCTCCTTTGTGGGGTTTGTCATGTGAGTTGAATGGTTCCCAATGTTCCCAACCATATTTGTGAACTGCCCACATACCCAGGATGGGTACGAAGACTAGTAGAGAGGACAATAAACCTAAAGAATATTGGTTATTTAGAACCAATGCAGAGAGTCTCCCTGCCGTGTGTGCTATTCCGGATAATCCCATTTGGTGATGAAATCAGTCTTATGAACTGGACCCCAGGCACCTTCATGGTAAAGATAGGGACTTGTCCTCACAGCACAATTATCGCCGGTGCAGAGCAATTCGTCAACGATTCGCCAGGATTCCAACACTTCTTCTGAATGAACAAAGTGAGACTGGTCTCCGTTGATTGCATCATAAAGAAGTTTTTCATATCCATCTACGCCCAACCAATCAGGATAGCGGTGGGTGAGTGTTGCAAGTTCAACCTTATCACCAAGTCCAGGAGACTTCACATCAATCTGGATATCAAGGTGAGCATGTGGTTGAAGACGCATCACAATACGTCCAGGAGTTTCACCCTCAAACAATGATGACAGTGGAGGGGTCTTGAGTTTGATTACAACCTCCACACACTTGTAGGGCATCTTCTTACCAGTCAGGTAATAGAAAGGAACCCCTTGCCACCTCCAGTTATCGATGTACAAGTCACCCGCAACAAAGGTTTGGGTATTAGACTCTGGTCCAACTCCCTGCTCCTCACGATAACCTTCATACTGACCAGTAATAAACTTCTTACCAAGGCGAGTGGCAGAAAGTAGTTTTACTTTTTCTCTACGAACTTCTGTAGCATCCATACGACATGGTGCTTCCATAGCAATCAGTGCCAGGACTTGCAGCATGTGGTTCTGGAGCATGTCTCTCACGACACCAGCAGTGTCATAGTATTGTGAGCGACCATCACAACCAATAGTTTCAGATGCAAAGATCTGTACTTCTTCTACGTAATTGCGGTTCCATAGAGGTTCCAGCAGAACGTTGCCAAACCGAGTAGCAAGAATATTGTTGACAGTATCTTTACCAAGATAATGGTCAATGCGATAGACTTGTTTTTCGCGTAGATATCTCCCAACCACAGACTGTAGATGATTAGCAGATTCAAGATTGTACCCAAAGGGTTTCTCGATAACCACTCTGGAGTGGTCTGGGTCGTCAAGGAATCCTGCTTCTTTGAGATTGATGATAGCATTCTCATATCGTTCAGGCGGGACTGACAAGAAGTACGTAGTTTCTACAGTTTCATCATGGAGAGCATGAAGACTTTCTTGGCAATCCAAGTCAGCACATTGGAAGTCCAACCAATGTGTGAAGTCTTGAGGATACTCTCCTAAAAGTTCTAACCATTGATGTCGAGTGTACTCACGACGAGAACACCCGACAACTAAAAGATTCTCCGGCAGTAATTGCTTACGCCACAACTGGAACAGTGCTGGAATCAGTTTTCTTTTACAAAGATCACCAGTCGCACCAAAGATAACGATGCGTTTACTAATGTGCTGTTCCGTTTCCATCATAATTTTCGGAGTCGTAGTAGACATTTTCACCTTTTCGTATCCCGAAATATATCGTGGATAGTACAAAGGGTATTGCTGTCCAAATAAGGACATCAGAGAAGGTCACGATTTTTTAGGAGGTACAACGGGAGGTTCCCCGGATGCAGTGTTGGTTCCAATGGTCAGTGGTGCTTGTTCAATACGAATGGTCTGTGCCGGAGCAGTACGTGCTGCTGCTTCAATAAGGCGTTCCATATCTGCCTTACTGATGCCGCCACCGCCACCATTCATAGCACCTTTCTTAGCAGTCTGAACCCCGAACGTAGCTAAAACCCCAGTAAAGACACTGGCGATAAAGGTCGGATCGAGATCCTGCTTAGGCATCTTGAATGCTTCAGGCAGATCTACATATGCCAGAGTAAGAATACCACCAGACCAGATAAGGATACCCAGACGGACTAGCGTAGACAACGCTGCCATCTTCTCATCAGGATCCTTATCATCGTCTTCTTTCTTGGATTTTGCTTTGTCTTCGGGTTTCTTTTTACCGAAGGGCAACCAACCAGTCTTTTCTTTCTCGTCCTTAGGGGGAGGAGAAGCCGGTCCTTTCTCAGTCATATGCCAGGATAAGTCTGGCTATATTTAGAACGGTACTGGTCCTCCAGTGAGTTTGGCCTTAGGTGCAGGCACGGGAGGAAGGACACCACCGGTAGTCTTTGGCAGTCCACCACCGTTGAATTTACTAACGATAGCGTCCTGAACGCCCTTGGTTACTTGTGCTTTGATGTTGTCTCGGATATTGTCACGATTCACATACACATAACCAGCAGTGCCTACGACACCTACGCTAGTAATGAATGAGAACACTGACATGAGACTAAGAATTTTCTGCATGTTCCTCAATAGGAGTTAGTGTGTACAAAGTTTCTGCACGATTACGAATGTAATTCTGGAAGTGTTGTTCAAGTCCAATGGTTGTTTTGTTACCCTGACTTACCCAGTCATGACAGAACTCATACACAAGTCTGCAATGATCATTTAGGTGATGAGACAATGCACGAAAAACTTCGGCTCGAAGTTGCATGCGTTCTTCAGAGTATCTCCAGTCATTCATGTCGCTGGGATCCAATAAAGCTTTCCGCATCGAGGACAACGAGAGGTCGTCTGCCATTCTTTTTTATAAAGAGGATTGGTTCGTAATCACCAGAGTTGGCACACGCCTGGTCATATGCATCCCAGACGTTTAGTCTCTCTGTGTTCTTGCATTCTACACTGAAAGGGAACTTTTGTCTAGCTGCACGTGCCATGATGATGTCTTCACCACCAGCACCCATAGATCTAGACTCTACATCCTCAGGATGTACTTCCAACATTTCTATAAGTTTAGTTCTAACCCACTGTTGGAGTCTTCTACCCTTAGCCTTAGCAGACTGAACCCTCATTACCTAGTCGTTCACTTACTATATCTATAACATATTTCGCTATCGTCTTATGACCTTCTACAGAAGGATGTCCATCGTAAGGTATTCTATCAAAAACTAATCCTGTTCTACTTGATTGCATCCCTAAGTGCATATCATACTTGTTATCAGTTTCGTGAGGGTTCAGCAATGTACTAAAGAAAGATCTTTCCAATCGTCCCACAGATGCAAGGTAAGCCTTGAATGAGTTGTATACAACAGTTTCTTGAGTTCTTGCCCCATAATCACTGTACATCCTACTAAATCTAAAATCTATCCAATCTGCAAACTTACGTCCATCTACAAGTCCCCACCGTTCTATACATTTAGATTCTAAACCAACATAATCCGATAAACTATATCTCATCCACCTTTTCTTTCTATCATCATAAAACTCACCTCTGATAGGAACGGTGGTTTGTAGAAAATAAAAGTCATAAACATTAGTAGTAGGTTTATGAAACAGGTTTCTCATAACTGTTTCATTACAAGCACCACAAGAAGATGCGTTTATTTCCTCAGCACCAAAGTGATCACAGACCAACTTTGACCAGCGATATTTGGTGGGGTCAAGGTGAAGTATGTTACCTAATCCACCACCATAGGTGAGGGAGTCCCCATCAAAATAAAATTTCAATCTTTGATACCCTTGATTTTTTTCCACTTGTTATGCATTGCCTGAAGGTGCCAAGACTGTGACAGACTCTTGGCACCTTCCTCCAATACTTTTAGATCTCTTGGATCACTAGTGTACTTCTTATAATCTTCTCTCCAATTTGTCATAGTTGGAATCCGCTGAAGGAATCTTTCTTGACATCCTGCTTGATACCACCCACCACGTAGGACTCCACCTCCGTCTCCTGTGGGGCGACCTGAAGACCTTTAGAGGAGATCCAGTGCTCAGTCCAAGGAAGTGGGTTATTGTGCACTGGAGCGTCATACAGAGGGGTCAGACCAATCGCTCGCATACGCTTGTTAGCGATCCACTCCACATACTTGACGAGGAGTTTGTCATTGAGACCGATCATGCTTCCATCCTTGAACAGATACTGTGCCCACTCTTTCTCTTCTGCCACTGCATTGGCAAACATATCGGTTACAGTCTGCTCTTCTTCCTTGATGATCTCCAACATCTCAGGATCATCACCCTTTTGCCATGCCTTGATGATCTGTTGAGTCAGCACAGTGTGCTGGTTCTCATCACGTGCAATCAGAGAGATGATCTTTGCAGATCCTTCCATCAGTTTCAGTTCACCAAAGGCAAACGAACAAGCAAAGGACACATAGAAACGAATACCCTCAAGGATATTGACGTTTGACACTGCCAGATACAGACGACGCTTCAGTTCCTTACGGGTGTACTCAGCAGTAGGGGAACCAGCATAGTCTGCTGACCACATATTACCACCACCCCACTCGTTTGCTACTTGCAGGAACTCATCGTATGCCCTTGTCACACTCTTGGCACGTGCCAGGATGCGTTCATCATCCAGGATGGTGTCAAAGACCTCAGCAGGATCGGGATACACATTCTTGATAATGTATGTGTAAGAACGTGAGTGGATCATCTCCATGAACTGCCATACATTCATGGCACCTTCCAATTCAGGGAGAGCACAGTATGGAGAGAATGCCATCCCAGGACCACGACCCTGCACAGAGTCCAGGAGGATCTGATACTTCAGGTTGGAGGTGAAGATGTGCTTCTGCTCAGGACGCAGAGTCTTGTAGTCGCCACGATCTTTCTGGAGAGACACCTCTTCAGGACGCCAGAAGTATCCCAGCATCTGGTTGGTCAGTTTTTCAAAGACTGGGTACTTATAGGAGTCGTACCGCTGGACACCCAGGGGTGCCCCAAAGAACATCGGTTGTGTTTTAGTATCAACGTGATTATCGTTGAATACTGTCATACCTTGAACAGGCATATCTTTTGAATTTTTTCTAAATTGCACAGGATTCACAGGTTTCTTCGTCTTCGTTTTGAATGGAGGCGATAAGAGAATTCTTATCTGGTACGTTGTCGTGCCAGCCAATGGAGTGTGCTGGTTCGTCCATTTCGTCGGACTTCATGTCATGTGTGTTCTGGTAGTAAGAAGTCTTCCAACCGTATTTGTATGTGGTCAATAGATCGTTTGCCATAACAGACACAGGTACTTCATTGTTGTCATAATCGATAGGATTATAACTCCAGTTACCTGAAATTGCCTGATCAAAGAACTTTTGCATCACGGAAACGACGTTGATGTAACCTCGGTTTCCTTTCATCTCCCAGAGGAGAGTGTAACTGTTCTTCAATCGTTGGTACTGTGGTACCACTTGCTTGAGCGGACCCTTCTTGGATTTTTTGATGGACAGGTAGTCACGCGGTGGTTCGATTCCGTTGGTGGCATTTGACACAACGGAACTGCTCTCCGATGGCATCTGTGCGGACAGTGTTGAGTGCCGTAATCCGTGTTCGGCGATAGATACCCTAAGACTATCCCAATCATGTTGCAAATCTACGCAAGAAATTTCGTCAACATCTTTCTTATAATGATCAATAGGCAAGAGTCCCTGAGCATATTTAGTAGCAGGGAAGTATTCACATTGACCCTTCTCTTCTGCCAGTTTGTTTGACGCTTTGAGGAGATAATACTGGAACGATTCTGTCAGGGAGTGAACTGCATCCCATGCCTCTTGACTGTCATAGTTGAACCCAAGTTTGGCAAGGTAGTGTGCCAGACCAATGAACCCAACACCCAGTGACCGACGTGCTTTTGTGCTGATCTCTGCTGCTTTGACAGGGTACTCTTGATAGTCAATGATCTCATCCAGACCACGGACAACCAGGTCACACAAGTCTTCCAGTTCGTCGTCAGACCGTACCTTACCCACGTTGATAGCAGACAGGATGCACAAGGCAATTTCTCCCGCTCCATCAATGTGCTGGATGGGGTCTGTAGGCAGGGTAATCTCTTGACACAGGTTGCTCATCGACACCTTGTCAGTGAACGAGGAGTGACTGTTACAGTGGTCGATATTCATGATGTAAATACGACCTGTCTCTGCCCGTTCTTTTAGGATTGAGAGGATGAGTTCCTGTGCACTGACGGTGGTGCGGGGGATGGACTCGTCTTGTTCGTACTGGCAATAAAGACTGTCAAAAGAATCAGTGCCGAAAGCGTCGAAAAGACCAGGCACAGCATGCGGACTGAACAATGAAACGGTTTCGTTTTTGATAAACCGTTCGTAGAAGAGTTTGCTGAACTGGATACTGTAGTCAAGTTTTCTTACACGGTTGTCTTCGGTCCCTTTGTTGTTCTTGAGGACGATGATGTCTTCGATTTCTTGGTGCCAGATTGGAAAGTGAACCGTAGCTGA